GTATGGAGTACGCTCGCTACGGCGAAGAGCACAAGGAAATCTACGAGACCGAGACTTCCGAGCGTTCGTTTGAAGAGGAAACCAAACTGTCTGGCTTCTCCGCCGCTCCGGTGAAGAACGAGGGCAGTGCGATTGCTTATGACAACGCGCAAGAGGCTTGGACGACTCGCTACACCCACGAAACCATTGCCCTGGGTTTCTCGATCACCGAAGAGGCGATTGAAGACAACCTGTATGACAGCCTGTCTGGCCGTTATACCAAGGCTCTGGCTCGTGCCATGGCTTACACCAAGCAGGTGAAAGCCGCTGCCGTGTTGAACAACGGTTTCTCCAGCACCTACCCCGGTGGTGATGGCGTTTCCCTGTTCAATGCGAACCACCCCCTGGTGTCGGGTGGCGTCAACAGCAACACTCCCGGTACTCAGGTTGACCTGAACGAGACTTCCCTGGAAGCCGCCGTTATTCAGATCGCAGCCTGGACCGACGAGCGTGGCCTGCTGATCGCAGCCAAGCCCAAGAAGATGATTGTTCCCCCGAGCCTGATGTTCGTTGCCAAGCGTCTGCTTGACACTGAACTGCGGGTTGCAACTGCTGATAACGACATCAACGCTATCAAGCAGATGGGCGCAATCCCCGACGGTTACACCGTCAACCACTGGCTGACTGACAACAATGCATGGTTCCTGACCACCGATGTTCCCAACGGCATGAAGCACTTTGTGCGGACCCCGTTGCAGAACTCGATGGACGGTGACTTTGACACTGGCAACGTCCGCTACAAGGCCCGCGAGCGTTATTCGTTCGGCTGGTCTGACCCCCTGGGCATGTGGGGTTCGTCGGGTTCGACCTGATGAGGTGTTGGCGGTGAGTAACCGCTAATCCGGACGGGGGCCTTGTGCCCCCGTTTCTTTTGCATTTAAACGCTTGCACGGCACGTTTAAATCAGATATATTGGCCTCATTCCGGGGTTTCCGGCGTTTCTGACAGTCCCGGCTGACGACAAGCAGACAGAGCGCCCACAGTTAACTCGCTTGTGAGGATCAAATGGCAAACACCACCTTCAACGGCCCAGTTCGGTCGCAAAACGGCTTTCAATCTATCACCACCAACAGCACCACTGGCGCTGTTACTGTGAACGCCACTTTTGGCGCGGCCACCAGTGTGACCGACCTAACGACCACAAATTTGGTCTTTACCGACCAAAACCACCCCACCACTGCCGCAATCAACGCTACGGCCACCGCCACCGCAGCAGAAGTTGCAACGGGTTACATCACCTCCACATCAGCGGCTCCAACGACCATTACGCTGCCCACGGGCACGGCGCTTGGTGCCGCTATTGGTGCGGTCAGAGGTACCGTTCTTGACCTGTACGTGGACAACACTGCTGGCGCATCGACCGTGACCATTGCTGTTGCTACCAACGGCATCTTGTCCAGCGCTGCTGCGGACACTCCCGGCTCGTTTGGCGACTTGACCATCGCATCTGGCGCTACTGGCCTTGCCCGGTTCACCATCATGTTCTCCAGTGCCACCGCCTACGTGTTTACCCGTACGGCTTAATAGGAGCGCATCATGACGATGCAGTATGACGTAAAGTCGAAACACATGACCTCTTCGGGCGTGGCGGTAAACTACCGAACACGCCTCAAGGGGGCCGTTGTGTCGGCAAACACTAGTGCGGCGGCGCGGCACACGGTGTTTGCAAACAATGTGATGCAAACGGGCACTTACGGGCGGTCTACGACCACTGTGACGGTGACTATCACCAATCATGGCCTCACTACTGGGGACCGCGTTTGGTTGGACTTTTCTGCTGGCACAGGTGGTACGGCAACGGATAACATCTATTCGGTCACGGTTTCAGATGCCAATACGTTCACGGTAACGGACTCTGCCAGTGGCACCATCACCGGGTCTCCTGCGGTGTCGATGTACGCTGACATTTTGATGGAAGCAGATTCGTACAACGCGACTGCGTTTCCTGTGGTGATTCCGGGCGAAGGAATTTTGGCCAAAGACGGTATTTTTGTTGGTTTGGTCGCAAACGTAACAACCACTTTGTTCTATGGCTAAGACCGCAGCATGGACTCGCAAGGAAGGCAAGAACCCCAAAGGCGGACTCAACGCCAAGGGGCGAGCCTCCTACAACAAAGCCAACCCTGGCAAGCCTGGGCTCAAGCCCCCGCAGCCCGAGGGCGGCTCACGCCGAGACTCTTTCTGCGCCCGCATGGAAGGCATGAAGAAGAAGCTGACCGGCGAGAAGGCCAAGAAAGACCCGAACAGTCGCATCAACAAAAGCTTGAGAGCTTGGAATTGCTGACATGAGCCAGAATCACGACACCGTCAAGAACGCGCTGGACATTGTTTCGGTGGTTGCAACCATTGGCTCGTTCTTGGAATTGCTCACGCCGGTATTTGGCCTGATTGGTGCGATCTGGACACTGATGCGCATCGCTGAGATGGTCTCTGGCAAGACGTTTGCGGAGCTGATCCGCCGAAAGAAAGCAGATGCCGAGCAAGAGTAAGGCGCAGCACAACTTGATGGCGATGGTTGCAAATAACCCATCTGCCGCCAAGCGCAAAGGAATCCCTCAGTCTGTCGGTCAGGAGTTCATGAAGGCAGACAAGGGTCGGAGGTTTGGTTCTGGCAACCGCGCAGATGCGCAGGTAATCAACAGGCCCAAAACCAATCAAGGCAAGATGGAACTTTTCTCAAGAGGTGGTGACATGAAAGAGTCGAAAGAGATGATGAAGAAGGAAGTGTCGTTCATGAAAAAGAAGGGTGCTCCAAAGTCCATGATCAAGCATGAGATGGCCGAGGCTGGCATGAAGAAAATGGCCAACGGCGGCATCACCAAAGCCAAGATGGGCGCTGTTCGCACTGCCGCTCCCAGCAAAGATGGTCTGGCCGCCAAAGGTAAGACCAAAGGCACCATGGTCAAGATGTCTGGAAGCAAGCCCCTGGGCATGAAAAAGGGCGGCTACGCCTGCTAATTGGAGGCCGACATGGCTAAAAGACGTATTCGCGCAGCAGAGCTTGCGGGTTTGGCCGCGCTTGGCGCTTTTGGTTACAACTTCTTTGGCCCAGGGCGCGACAAAAAGGCTGGGGAAAGACGTGCTGACGTAGAGTATCGAGGGACTGATCGTCCGCCCGCAGAAAGTGTTGCAGCCGCCCCAGCAGCCCCCGCAGTTTCGACGGCCCCACAAGCTCAAAGACCTGTGGCCAGCGTTGATGACGGCGACATTGGCCGGTTTGCGGATGTTGGGTCCAACTTTAACGAAACTGGACAACCGTACAATCCTGTTGGGTCGTCTGCCACTTATCGTCCGCGCCCTCGCCCTCCTTTTGTCGCCGACGATTCTCAGCGCAGGGCTAATGCCGCTGCTGATGCGATGTACGAAAATCGCGCGTCTGCTAATCGGCGCACCAGTGTTGATCCCACCACTCTAGAGGGATATGGTGTAAACGAAGTTGGTCGTGGCAGGGCTCCCGTCTCGCGTGTTAATGCAAGCGCCCGCCAATACAACCAAGACAGCCAAGGGAATCGAGCAGGAACTCAAGCTGATGGCGGCCCGCCAATCACAGAAGAAATGCGTCGAAACCCAGTCGCAAGGATTCCCGGTCAAGATGCCAGGGCACCTGAAGATGGTCGTCGCGTGACTGGCGGCAATATCTCAAGGAATCTTGCAAATATGGCGGCTGCCCTTGGTCCAACCAGGGCTGCCGGATTTGGTAATGCCGCAGTTGAGGCCGCAACTGCAAGGGGTGCCCTTCAAAGGGCTGCTGCTGCACGGGCGGAGCGAACAGAAGCTGCTCGTCGCGGTCAAACGCCAACCAACCTCACGAGCACAAAATCAAGTTCAACCGCCAGGACGAACGAAGCCTCCAAGCGGACAAGAAAGTTTGACGAAGACTCTGAGAACGTTGAGTTTAAACGTGGCGGGAAGACAAAGGCCATGCCAAAGAAGATGGCTTCTGGCGGCATGTCGTCTGCATCCAAACGCGCTGACGGCATTGCCTCCAAAGGCAAGACCAAGTGCAAAATGTACTAAGGGCAAACCATGTCAGAAAAACCCAGGAAACCCAAGCAAGTCTTGAACCCTGCTGAACAGCAAATGATTCAGGAGGAAAAGGACAAGCAGATGGCCCCCAAGCTGGAAAGTGCTTACAACAAGGCGCTGACCACCACGGTTCCCGCTCCCGCCCCGGTTGACAAAAAAGCCAAGGGTGGCGTCACTCGCGCCGACGGCTGCATCACTAAGGGCCACACCCGTGGCAAGATGGTGTAAATATGATGTCCAGCCGTGGCATGGGGGCCATCAACCCCAGCAAGATGCCCAAGAAGAAGGTCATCCATCGTAAGGATGACCCGAATACCGTGGACATGTACGCGGCTGGCGGCGAGGTGGAATCAAAATTTGAGCCGGTTAAACCAAACTATGGCATGAGAGCCATGGGTGGCTCTGGAGAGACTGGTTCCGGTGCTGGCGGACGGTTTACGGTTCAAAAAAATCTTGGCAAAGACCTTGACCTTGAGGCGTATCTGGAAGGTCAAGCGTTTAAACCAAAGGGTATGTCGCCTAAAGGTGAGATAACAGGTGGCGGAGTTAAATTGACCAAGAGGTTTGCCAAGGGTGGCAAGACAGAATCCAAGGTCAATCAGGCTGGTGTCTACACCAAGCCGGGTATGCGCAAGTCGCTGTTTGAGTCAATCAAGTCTCGGGCGGTGCAGGGCACAGGCGCAGGCCAATGGTCGGCCCGCAAGGCACAGTTATTGGCCAAGCAGTACAAAGCGAAAGGCGGTGGTTATCGTGGCTAAAAGAAAAGCTCTTGGAACACTTGCTGCCCTTGGTGCGCTTGGTGCCATAGGCGCGGCTGCGTCACGAGGGCGCTCGGCTTCAAATGGGCCCCGGAAATTGGTGCTTTCGGATAGTTCCGGTGGCAGGGAAGAAATCGACCCGTTTTACAGGGATGTCGCAGAGGACATAACCAGTAAGCCCTTAATGACCAGGGGAAAAACTGCGGCTCAAGTCGCAGAGATGGTAAGAAACCCCATTGGCCGTGAAGCGACAGATTCAGAAATGAGACGCATTGCCGATATGGCGGAGCAGCTTCGCGGCAAGAAGTATGCTCGCACCGCAGCAGGAGCGCCAATTTTTACGGCGGACGGGGATGCCGTGCAGTTTGGTTCTAATAACCCCCAGCCGATGTATGGCATGAAAAAAGGAGGCAAAGTGTCGTCCGCAAAAAGCGGCAAAACTGCCTCTGCATCGAGGCGCGGAGATGGTATTGTTCAACGGGGTAAAACTCGCGGCAAGATGGTATGAAAGACCCGCAGCAATCGCTCAAGGACTGGGGTGACCAGAAGTGGCGCACCAAGTCCGGCAAACCGTCTTCCAAGACGGGGGAGCGATATCTGCCTGAGAAAGCCATCAAGGCTCTCAGCCCAGCCGAGTATGCCGCTACGACTCGTGCCAAGCGGGCAGGCAAGAAGGCCGGGAAGCAGTTTGTGAAGCAGCCGCCCAAAGTGGCGGCAAAGACAGCAAGGTATCGGTGATGGCTACCACATCCGGCGCAAGCAGTTTTAACCTTGACCTGACCGAGTTGGTCGAGGAGGCGTTTGAACGCGCCGGTTCAGAGTTGCGCACGGGCTATGACCTCAAAACTGCCCGACGCAGTTTAAACATCATGTTTGCCGATTGGGCGAACCGTGGCATCAACCTCTGGACGATTGAGCAGGGCACGATTGACCTTGTGCCGGGGCAGAACACCTACGCTTTGCCGACCGACACGATTGATCTTCTGGAGCATGTGATCCGCACTGGGGCCAACGTGGCAGCAACTCAGGCAGACCTGACCATCACCCGGATCAGTGTTTCCACCTACGCCACGCTGCCCAACAAGCTCCAGCAGGCCCGACCGATCCAAGTCTGGGTCCAGCGGTACAACGGCCAGCAGAGCCCGACCGGCCTGTCCATCAGCGGCGGTGGAATCAGTGCCACCGTCAATCAGATTACCCTCAACTCTGTGGTTGGCCTGCCCGCCACGGGGTTTATCAAGGTTGACTCTGAAATCATCAACTACGGATACATCTTAGGGAATACCCTATACAACTGCTTCCGGGGTCAGGCCGACACCACAGCCGCATCCCACGCCAACGGGGCAGCGGTTTACTGGCAGCAGCTTCCTGCTGTCACGGTCTGGCCAACGCCGGACAACGCCCAGCAGTATCAGTTCGTGTACTGGCGTCTGCGCAGAACGCAGGATGCTGGTGGCGGTGTAAACGTCATGGATGTTCCCTTCCGGTTCATCCCGTGCATGGCGGCTGGCTTGTCCTATTACATCGCCGGGAAAATCCCTGGCGGCATGGAGCGACTGCCCATGCTGAAGGCCCAGTATGACGAGGCTTGGCAGTTGGCCGCCGATGAAGATCGTGAGAAGGCTGCGATTCGGTTCGTGCCCCGCCAGCAGTTCATTGGGAGCACTTACTGATGGGCAACAGGTTTGCCAGTGGTAAGTATGCGATTGCTCAGTGTGACCGCTGCGATCAGCGGTACATGCTTTCGCAACTTCGTCGTGAGGTCGTCAAAACCAAGAACTACGAACTGCTGGTGTGCCCGGAATGTTGGGACCCGGATCAGCCGCAGTTGCAGTTAGGCATGTACCCGGTGGATGACCCGCAGGGTTTGAGGAATCCTCGTCCAGACCGCAGCTACAGGCTTTCTGGGACCAGCGGATTGCAGGTTGAGGTGGGCTCGGGTCCATTGGGTACTGGAACGGTAGAGGGCGGGAGTCGCATATTTCAATGGGGATGGAACCCAGTTGGTGGTTCTTCATTTTTCACCGCAAACGAAACGCCAAACAACTTGGTGTTGTCGGTGAATTTGGGTACAGTTACAGTTGCAACGACATAAGGAGTCGATCATGATGGACGCAAAGAAGGCAGTGCATAAGCACGAAAAGGCCATGCACCCCGGCAAACCCATGACCAAGATGCGTGCTGGTGGCAAGACCAACAGCGACATGCTCAAGATGGGCCGCAATATGGCCAAGATTGCCAACCAGAAGTCCCCTGGCCGCAAAGGAGCCTAAGATGGCTACGTACAAACAACCTACAAAAGTAGCATCGGTTGTGGTAGGTGAAGAACCCGCCAAGACGACCATGCGCAAGGCCAATGTGGCTGTGGCCAACACCCGCAGTCAAGACTACCCGCCGATGAAAACCAGCGGCATCAAGATTCGCGGCACTGGCTGTGCAACTAAAGGTGTGATGGCTAGGGGTCCGATGGCATGAACTACGCTGCCCTGTCTGCTGCAATTCAGGACTACACCCAGAACTACGAAACGGAGTTCGTGGCGAATATCCCTGTCTTCGTCAAACAGGCAGAGCAGCGCATCTACAACACGGTTCAGTTCCCGTCGCTGCGCAAGAACGTCACAGGCTCGACTTCGACGAACAACAAGTACTTGGCGTGTCCTGGCGATTTTTTGGCCGCTTACTCTATGGCGGTTGTGACGGGCGTTACGGGCGGCAACATCAATACCGGCTCGTACGAGTACTTGCTCAACAAGGATGTGAACTTCATCCGGCAGGCATACCCAACGCCAAATGACACCGGGGTTCCCAAGTACTACGCGCTGTTTGGGCCGACGGTATCGGGCACGACGATCTCCGATGAGCTGTCTTTCATCCTTGGTCCGACCCCAGACGGCGTGTACTATGTTGAGCTGCACTACTATTACTACCCGGAATCAATCGTTACGGCGAGCACTTCTTGGCTGGGCGACAACTTCGATTCAGTTTTGCTCTACGGCTCTCTGGTCGAAGCGTACACGTTCAT